ATTCCTTTCCCGCCGCCTTGACGGTCGCCTCGCGCTCTGCCGCTGTCATCGTCGGGAGAATCTTGTAGCGGTCGCGCAAGTTCGCGAGCGTCTTTTTCTCCGTCTTGACCGGCGACTGGAAAAGCGTCTTGCCGTTCTTTGTGAATAGATCGCCGCCGCTTTTCTCGAATCGCTTGTAGTTCGCGCCGTACCACTTTTCGATGTCTGGCTGGCTTGCTGGGTCACTCGCCCATGCCCGTAGACGTTTCGCTAGCGCGACCGGGTCTTCAGGCGCGGGCTGAATCGTGCAAAGGCAGTTGGGGTGTGCCGGGCTGAGCGGGCAATCTTTCGCGTCGTAGTAGCCGTGACCGTCGCCTCCGTTCGCGTATGCGTCGCAAATATCCGCTCGCGGGTGCGTGTTGGAAAGAACCCATCGAACACGCTTCACCGCCGGGCTCGCCTTGCACGCCTCTATCGTCGCCTCGCCGTAAGCCGCCGTGAGCTCCGTCCGCGCAAGCCGTAGCGCGTTGTAGTCGAGGTTGATTGGAACCCTCGCCCCCATGCGCTTCATCATGCCGGGGAAATGTGCGCTCGTAACCGCCGCGCCCTTGTTGACATACGTCTCCAAGGCTCGCGCCACCTTCACCGCGTCCTCGCCGACGCCAGCCGTAACGATGTCGCGCATGGTGTCCCGCGTGCTCTTTGTTGTGTTCCAGATGCGGTCGGACAGGTGCAGCCCGTCCTTATACGTCCTCGCGTATGCTGCCGCTACGGCTCGCTGCCGGGCGAACTCGAAAGCGCGTATCATGGGCTCTGTCGCGAATCCTGCCTCGCGCAACACGTCGAGCGTAATGTCCTTCGTGAAGCTGATGCCCTCTGTCGCGCCGGTGCTGATCGCGTTTTCCAGCGCGTCTGTCAGCCCTCGGAATAGCGTCTGTTGGTCGAAGTCGTCGTTTATGGCAACGAGCAACGCCTCCGTGCTCCGTGCGCCGCCCTGCTTGAACTGTGAGAGGATGCGCAAGATCGCGTCGTTATACAGCTTTGTTATCTGCCTGTCCGACTTCGCAAGGGCTCGAAGAAACCTCCGCCGCGCCTCTAGCGCGTATCGCTGGTACGGGCCTGCCGTCGCCTTGATTTCGTCGAGCTCCCTACTCATTTACGCCTTGCCTCCTTCGTCGCCGCTGCCGTTCTTCAATTCGTTGTCGATTTCTGCCGCCTGCCTGTCCTGCGTGTACGCTTCTTCGATGGGCTGATTCATCATGCGGCTTTCCTCGATTTTCTCGCGCTCGCCCGGCTGTCCGTCCTTGCCCTCCCACTCGCTCATGGTGTCGATGTATCGGGAGAGGTAGTCAACCGCGCTCTGCGACGAAATGAGATTGCTGCCGAGCGCCATAGTCAGCGCGTTCGTTATGCTCGCGAGCGTTTGCGCGTCCGCTTGTTCGTCCTTGTCCATGACAGCATCCCAAACGACGTCCGAGGCGAAACTTGTGAACCGCTCGCCGGTCGTCGCCGACAGCATAGCCAATGCCATGCGGGCGAACATCTGCCACGAGCTGGCGACTTGCTCGCGCTTGCGGTCGATGCGCCTGCAAAGAATCGGGGTTTGCTCCTTCGTGCTCGCCTGCGAGCTTGCGATGTGTACGCCAAATGCGAACTCTGGAACTTCGGACGTGTCAACAATGCAATAAAAGATAAACTGAAGGAGCGTAGACGTGTCGCCAATGGCTGACGCGCACTCAACGAATTTCGCGTCCTCATCGTTTCGGAGCAGGAAAAGGTCTTTCCCGTTCATGTCGATAGTCGTCTGCCGTCCGCTCTGCAAATCCTTCATCGCTTGCGGGAAATTGTTCTGCAAGAAGGTCTTGACGTCCGCGAGCTTGAAGGAGATTTTCGGTGTCGAGTGCATCTTGCTGCCGGAAATCGCGTGAATCATGACATCGTTGTACGCCTTGAGAAAAGGCTCGATAGGCTCTAGCTCCGAGTAGCCGTGGAGCTCCGTTTCGTCAGGCTCGTTCTTAAAATGAACAATCGGGATAAACCCCCAAGGATTTGCTTCCTGCGTGCTCTCCACGCCCTCTGGAGCTCTTCCTTCTACGGTCGTCGTGACCTCCGTCTTTGTGATGCGCTGCCGGTAGCTGTACTCCTGAAGATCGCCGTTTTCGTCTACCCACTTGTTCTTCGTGAGAATCGTAACCGCCGTGTACTCATGCGTAACGGGGTCGTATTCGAGCCCGCCGGTCGGGATTTGCTCTGGTGGGACAATCACGCAGCCGAGTCTCGTCTGCGTCCTGTTTTCCGGGTAAAGCGTAGTGTCGGCCGGCAGGTTGACGAGCCGCAGAAAAACCTCTCCGTCAATCAAATTCTTTTGGTGGACGCGCTGCATGGTGGACGTGAGCCCTTCGCAGAACGTGTCGAGCGCGTCTTGCGCCTGTTCGTCCTCGCAGGTGAAAGAAGGTGTTCCCATGAACCCCGCGAGCGTGTTGATGACCGGCTTTGCGAATCCCGCGCCGAGCTTGTAGTTGTCGTCCCTGTTGTAGTACAGGTCGCGTGCTCGCCTGTAGTCTACGTGTCCCTCGATGTTGAGCGAGTACGGTGCGGAATACATATTCCGCACGTTGAAGAACCAGTTGGACATTCGCAACCGGCTCATTTCGCCTTGCGCTCGCCTCGCCCATCGTGAAATGAAATTAGCCATAGAACCTCGCGCCCCCTAAAAGCTGTGCCAATGCTGTGTCTGTGTTGCCGCCGTTCGAGAACGCGAGTACGAGCGCGTCCGCCCGGTCTGGGGAACGGTGGATGCGCTTCTTGTACACGCGCTTTTCTTCGAGAATAATCTGGTCACGGCTGTTGAGCAGGTATTTCCGGGTGGAAAGCTGCGCCGCTAGTTCGTCGTCTTGCGGAAGGGAAATGTCTCCGTCAACGAGCCGCTGCTTTAGCCCGCACCATTGCTCCGTCGCCCAATTCGCGTAATGCTCCTTGTCTCGCGGTGCGCCTCCGTTGTGGCAGGCCCGCACGTCGATGTTGAGCCCTTCCTCGGAAATAACCTCGCGTAGCCTGTCTGTCACGCCGCCGCCGACGCCGTCGTCGTCGATGTGGATAGTCGCCGCCGGTTTTGCGTGCTCGCGCATGATGCCCTTCGTAACGGAAAGAATCTTGCCGCAGGTCGTCATGGTGTCCTGCTTCGTGTAGTGGAACAATCCGAGAACCTTTGCGCCGATGCGCGGCACGATGATTGTTTCGTCGTCGCCGAATCGCGCAATATCCGCGCCGACGTCGAGCACGGTGTCGCTGTCGGCCTCCGTCTCTGCGTCCCGCATCATCGCTGCTTCGACAAGTTCGAGCGGAATAAGGCCATCCGGCTCTGCTTTCGGGAACTCGCCGAGTACGCGCACGCGGACGACGTCGCTGTCCTCTCCGTACTGCTTGATGAGCCGTTGACTATATTCATCCGCGACGCGCTCTGCCTCGAAGCATGAAACCTTCTTCGTCCAGTATATTTCCCTGTCCTCGAAGAAAGATCGCTTGAATACGCCGCTATTCTTTGTGGGGTTGCCGCAAAGAATGAGTTTCGCGTCCTTCGTCGTCAACGCGCCCTCGATGGTTTGAAATATGCTGTCGTCGATGCCGCTTGCTTCGTCGCAGATGAATAGCAGATGTTCCTCATGGAAGCCTGCCATGTTTTCTGGCTTGCTCGCCGTGCGGGCGGTCGCGAACCACCTTTCAGGCATCGCCCTCATGGTGATTTTCGTTTTCTGCCACTCGAAAAGGCTGTCTAGCAAAACAGATCGCTTCAGCCACTTCGATATTTCAGGCCAAAGGATATCGAATAACTGCTGCTGCGTCGGGGCCGTGCACGGGATTTTCGGGTATGGCCTCGTGAACAAGAACCAGCAGACGCACCACGCCTCGAAAGCTGTCTTTCCTACGCCGTGCCCAGAACGAATCGAAATGCGGGGCGAGCTTCCAACCGCCCGCAACGCTTCTTCCTGCCACTTGTCGGGGCTCGCCTTTAGGACGTTCGAGACGAATGCGACCGGGTCTTTGATATATCTCCGCATCTGCCGCGCCAATTCTTCAAGATTCTCCATCCGTCTCGCCTCCTTCCCATGCCTTTTCCAAGATCTCCGCGAGCATGTGCGCCGTGTCGGCCTGCTGTCCTTCTTGCGCCCGTCCGCTTTCGCTGCCTCGCGTCTCCTTTTCGAGCTCCACGCCGTATCGCAAGAAGTCCCGAATATCTGCCGGGCGAAGTTCCTCCGGCTCCATGCCCTCTAAGGCTTTGAGGGCTTTTGCCTGAACCGCCGTGCTGATTTTCATGTGCCGTTTGAGCATGGCGACGTGCTCTTTTTGCAGTCGTTCTTGCTCTGCCCGGTCGTTTTCGCGGTCGAACGCTTCAACCCTCGTTTTCCAGTCCCAAGCCTTATACCATCTACGAATGATTGTATAACTTTTTTGTAACTTCCTCGAAACCGAAATAATCGTCCGCCCCGGCCCTGCGTTCTTGAATACCAAGAACGCCTCGTATGCTTTCTCTGATTCCCCCGGCTGCCGTTCCCAGAGGTAGAGTGAATCGGTGCGCTTCATCCTCCTTTCCCCCTCTGCTTTGTCTTGCGGCTCACTTCTTGCCGTTGTACTTGTAGATTACGTCGCCCTTTTCGTCCACGCCGCACGGCTTCAGAATCCCGCCGTACCCTCGCGCCGGTGAGGTCGCGCCCTTGATGTTGTTCCAGTTGTTCCGAAGGAACTCTGCCATCGTCATATCGTATTTGAGTGCGCGGGCTTTGTTGTTTCCCGTGTTGTATTCCTCTGCGCTCGCCCATCTGAAACCGTCGAAGTATTTATAGATCGCCGGTGCTACGTCCGAAAATCTGACCTCGCCCTTCGTCCGCGCGATGATGATTGCCTGTCCGATGTTGCCCTTTTGGCTGACGTTCCATTCGGGCGGCACGCCACAGCAATTACAAGCGTCGTTGCACTCGCGGCAGAAAGCGTCGCTGACGTGGAAGCGGAGGCCGAGCCCGTGCGCGTAGTCTCGCATCTGGTGAATGATCGGGGCTTTGATTCCTCTGTTGAGTCGCTTGTAGCCATTCTGCTTGCTGTGCTTCATGTAGAAAGAGTGGAGGTCGAATCCGCAAACCTTGCTCATGGCTGCGTACCGCGCTTTCAGTTCGTCGTCGGCTCTGCTTTCCATACAGAAAAACTCCGTCGTAACGCTGTCCGCGCCCGCCTCTGCCGCCTTGCGAATGAGCTCTTTCCAGTCGGAAGATACCCCGATGACAAAAGGCCGAAGCCGCAACGTGACGTGAATCCCCTCTCGCGCGAGATTCTTGATGGCCTGCAGCCTCGCTGCCGGGCTGGGCACGCCCCGCTCTATCTTGCGGGCCTTTTCTTCGTCCGCCGTGATGATGGATATTTTGACGTGCCAGTTATGCGTGTGCTTGCGAAATAGGCTCATGTACCTTTCGTCCTGCGTCCACCACGCCGCCTTTGTCGAGAACGAAAGCGGGTAGTCGATGCGGTCGAAGTATTTGAGAAGTTCGAGTGTCACGCCGTAGCGCCGCTCCCACTCGTCAAATTCGTCTGCGAGCCCGCCCCATTGCATAATCTTCCTAGCCTGAATGTACGGGAAGAATTGCTTTTGAACCGCGCTCGCGCTTTCGTCCCGTGCGAACGCTTTCTCGAATAGCTCGATGACCTTTGCGGGGTCAACGCTCCGTATCTCAATCTTGCCGACGTTCTTCTTGCTGTTGTACCCTTTGAGCGTGTGGCTCTTTTGGAAGAACGCGAAGCAGTAGAGGCAGTTGTACGCACACTTGCTGTAGGTGTCGAACGTCATGGGCATAGAACAATCTGGAATCTCCATGCTCCATCGAGGGCTTGGATAGTTTTGCTTGAGCTCTGCCGTCATTGCTTGTCCTTCCTCTCGTACTTCCAGCGGTAGGGAATCGCTCTGCTTTCGTGTGCCATGCGTACCTCGCCCGGCTTTGCCTTGTTCGGCTTGACCGTCCGAGGGTGTAGCTCGCATAACCGCCTCGCGCAGTCCTTGTTCGTGTGGTTATCCTGCCACAGATCGTCGCAGCCGCCCTTCGTGTAATGTTTTGCGTCGCAGGAGAAATTGTTGAGCCGTGGGAACGCGCCGTATCTTTCCATCGCGCTCGCCGTGTACTCGTAATCTTCCTTCACGGGGAAATCCTCTCGAAATCTCTGCCGCGTGACCGTGAGGCCGAGAAGCGTCCCTATGCAAATGCTTTTCGGCACGTAGCTTCGTGACATGAAAAAGCCGTTGCAGACGGGGTAAAGCCCGAATCCTGCTGCCTTGTGCTTTCCTGCGATGGAAAATCCGACGCTGAGCATGGAAAGAAATTCCTGCCGCGTCTCGATGCGCGACAGCTTCTTTCCGCTCGAAAGAAAGCAGATGCCTTTGATGTCGTCGTCCATGAGGACGAGTCGGCTGCCGTAGTGGAGTTGTTCGATGTAGTCCAACATCTGGTTCGCGTTCGCGCTCTTGCTCGCGCCCGGCCGATAGAGGATAATTGCTCGCCCGCCGTACTTCTTGTACGTTTCAAGATCGTCCGCGCATTGTACGCCTAGCAGAATCCTCGCGGGCTCGATGCCGAATCCTTCGAGCATTTCGAGCGTGCTCTGCTCTGCTGCCCGATGGTATGACGGTATGCCAAAAAATATTTTCCGTTCCTCCGTCATGCTTCCTCGCCCTCTCCGAACCTTACGACCGTCGTATGGCTGCTGTCGCTGACGCTATGCTCGATGCCCTCTTTTGCGAGCCAGTCGCGGGCAGCTTGCGCGTCCTGCGTCCGAATCGTGACAAGATAGCTCGCGCCGTATATCCCGATGTCGTCTGTCCAATCATCGTCGGCCTCGCCTGCTTGCCAGTCGTCGTCGATGCCGTCATTGCTTTCGAGAAGGATTGCGACTTCGTCCGCTCCGAATCCCGAAAATTCGAGATCGTCGAGCTCCATGCCTCGCAACAGGTCTTCTAGCTTCTTCGTGTCCCAGTCGCCCCGCGCTTTGTTGAGCGCGAGGTTGAGCATCTTTTCCTGTTGTTCGTCGAGCTCCACGACGGAAACTTTCGCCGTCTTGCGTCCGAGATCGCGCAACACCTGTAGCCGCTGATGGCCGCCGATGACGTTGCCCGTCCGCTTGTTCCAAACAATCGGCTCGACGTCGCCGAACTTTTCGATGCTCGCCTTGAGCTTTTCGTATTCCTCCATGCCCGGCTCTAGCTTGATGCGCGGGTTGTATGGCGCGTCGTTGAGCTTGCCGAGCTCGATGTCCTCTAGCTTCATTCTGCTTGCGCCTCCGTTTCCTCGCCGCCGGTGAGGTCGATGACGATGTTCCGCGTCTCCGTGAACTCGCGCTCGATGCCGTGCGCTTTCAGCCATGCTTGCGCTGCTTCCTCCGTCGGGAACGACAGATAAATCTCGAAAGGCTTGTCAGCGCCATTCTGAGCGTCGTTTTCGTCTTGCGCGTATAAGTTGTCCTGCTCATCGTCAGACGCGCTCACAGACGTACCAGCGGCTTCAGAATCGCCATCGTACATTTCTCCATCCAAGTCGCGCAACAGGTCTTTGTATTCGTCCTCCGAAAAACCGATGCCGAGCACGTCCTCTTTCGGGAGCTCTTTGAGAAGGTCTTTCAGTTTGACGTTGTCCCACTCGCCGTCAATCTTGTTCAATGCGAGGTTGAGCGTCTTTTCCTCTGCCTCGTTCAAATCGACGATGACGGCCTCCGTCTCTGCCGCGCCCCCTGCCGTGAGAATCTTGTACCGCTGATGCCCGCCGACGAGAATGTTCTTGCCGTCGTGAATGTTGACGACAAGCGGCTCGACGAAACCGTAGCTGTCGATGCTCTGCTTGATGGCCTCGTATTGTTCGTCGCCCGGCTTCAAGTCCTTGCGCGGGTTGTAGCTCGCCGGATTTATGTCCGCGAGCTTGAAAATTCGTGTCTCCATTTGGTGTGCTTTCCGTCCTTTCGCGCAAAATAAAAAGGCCGCTCGCAAGCCGCCTTTCCGGGAGATCGCCCGCTGGCCTCCCCCTAATCGTTTCGATGCTACCATTATCGCACGTCTCGCCGCCTCCGTTTCGCGCCGGTCGCCCGTTCCTTTGCCGCTCTTTCGCCGGCGAATCGCCCGCAAGAAGTCCGCTGTTATCCACAGGTTTTTGCCGTGGCTAGTTATCAACCGGCTTTTCCACATCTTCCACAGGAAGCCCGCTTTTCGTACACGTCCCGCCGTTTCTTGCATTTTCTCTGCAAAAATCGCCTTTTCGCCCGCCGCTTTTCGTACAAATTCGTACACGAAAAAAACAGGGAGGCGCGTCCTGCGTCTCCCATGCTCACTTGAAGAATGTGAAATCTAGTTCCTGCTGCTCCACTCGCGCGAAGATCGTGAATGACATTTCCTTCACGGCCCGCCTCGCCTTTTCGCTCGCCCACTTTTCCGTGAGGTAGTGTTCCTCCGACAGCTGCCGCCAGCTCTTGTGTTCGAGATAGTGTCCGCGAATGAGGTCTGCGTCCTCTGTGTCGAGCGCGTCTATCGCCCTGTCCACCTTGCGAATGATGCGCCCGATGTTGTCGATGTTCCTCTCTGCCTCCTTGATTCGCGCCTCCAGCTTTCGATGCCGCTCTGCTGCCGCCTCGACCGAGTTGAGCTCAGGCTGTCCGCCGCCCGGCTGATCGCCGTACTTCGAGATCGGTGCGGCTACATCGTGCTCAATCTCGCGCTTCATGCCCGCGATGTCGTCTTGGAGGTTGGCAATCGTCGCCTTGAACTGGTTGTATCGCTTCAAGTAGATGCGCGTCGTTTGAATGTAGTCGTTGTACTCTTTCAACCGTCTCTCTCCTTTGCTGTCGTCGGGGCTTTAGGCTGCTTCCTGTCCGCCACGGATATTTTTGTGATTATTATAATCTTTGGCAGGACAAAACGCAAAGGAAACGAGACGAATCCTCGTTCCTTTGCGTCCGCTTTTCATGTGAACATCAAAAAGGTATCTCGTCGTCTGGAATCGGGGGAGCGTCGTTGTCGCTGAAATATCCGCCGCCTCCGTTGCTCGCGCCTTGGTTCGCTGGTGCGCCTCCGTCGTCCTTCTTTCCGCAGAACTCGATGTGATTGATGACGGCCTCTGTGACGTAACGTTTCGTCCCGTCTTTTTCGTAGCTCCGTGAGGTCATGTGTCCCTCGACAAGAAGTTCCTTGCCCTTTCCGCAGTAGTTCTTGACAAGCTCTGCGAGTTTGTCCCATGCTACGCAGTCGATGAAATCTGCCGTCGGCTGCTTGCCCTGCGTCTGCTGCTGCGAATCTTTCGGCTTACGCTTGTCGCAGGCGAGCGTGAACCGCGCTACGACTTTCCCGCTCGGTGTATATCTCACATCCGGGTCGCGGGCGAGCCGCCCTTTGCCTATCCACTTGTTCATGTTCCTTGCTCCTTCAAAAATCGTCGGGGTCGTCGATGCTCTGCTTCCTACCGCTTTTGGCTTCATCGACAAATTTCTCGTATTGTGCTCGCGAAATCTCGATGGCTTTTCCGTGAACGTCTAGGGCGGTGAATGTCTCTCGGTCTCTTTGAAGAACGCTGTTCCACCAATCCGCGTCGTAGATCGCTTGGAACGCCCACGCGAGCGCTCTTGACCGTTTTACTCGGAACGCTTTTCTGTCCATCGAAAGAACCTGCCGCCACTTTTTCTGGCCTCGCGTCTTTTGTACAGCGAACTTGTGATATTCCTTGTTCATAATCCAAATCCCCATTCGCGCATGAATTTCACGAGCTTATAGTGGTCGGCCTCGCAGATAACCTGATACGCCCATGCGAGCTGATTCGACCGTTTGACGCGCCGTGCGTTCCTGTTTTCCGCGAGCATACGCCGCCGGTCTTTCTTGAACTCGCTGTACGTGATGGCATTTCGCCTCCACTCTCGAATCATCTTTCGCGTCCTCTCTTTCGTAAACCGTATAGAAAATGTTTTCTTTCGCGTTTTTCTCCGTCACAGGTATAAACTCTCGCGTCAGACGTCCGACGCGCCATGTGGACGAAATCTCGCGCCGCACGGCCTATTATCGGTTTGTCCTTCCTGCGAACAATGCGCAGATGAAAAACCCGACCGGCATTCCAGCCCAGAAACACAAGATGTACGGGCCGTAGTGTTGCGCTGCGTCTGCAATCAGCATCCGTCCTCCACTCTCACAAGGACAAGGGCCTTCGACTTGCTCATGTCGCCGCCGTAATGTGCCTTCGTGCGCTTGCGGTAGGTCGGTGTCAGCATGAACTCAATCGAACTGACGCGGACGTGCTTGTACGCTGCCAGCTCTTCGACCGTGCCCATCGTGAGGAAGTCGTCGCCCTTGTAAATGGCATAGATGCCGCCGTGAACCGGCCGCGTGTTGTCCTTCTTCTTGAAGTGAGTGCCGAGCGTGCTCATGGCTTCGCCTCCCCGATGTCCTCCGACTTCCAGCCCGATTCGACGATTTCCTCTGCCGCGCCTCGCAAGCTGAAAACTCTCTCGCCCGCGTAAACCGTGCACCACGTTTCGCCGGTGTCCTTGTGCTTCGTTTCCTCGATGGCGTCGATGCTCTTTTCGTTGAGGTAGGTCGTCCGCTCGATTTCCGCGCCCTTCGTCGGCTTTTCCTTGATTCTGATAAACGTAACGCCCAAGGCTCATTCCTCCTTTCCGTGCTTCGTCTTGTAGCGAATGCTGTCTACGACTTCCATGATGTCTTGCGCCGCCTCCATCACGGCCTCTGCTTCCTCGCGGCTCTGGTAAAGATTACCAGTTATGTACCGGTCGTAACCTTTCGGGGCTACTGCGTTTCTTGCGAGCCCTCGCACGTAGTTCGTGACCTTAAGGGCGTTGTCCTCTCCGAACGTATCCGTCGCCCATTTCGAGATCGCGTTCGTGACTTTGTTGTTGAGCTCGCGCTTTTCCGCTGCCGTGAGGCCTTTCGGCTGGTACGTGCCTTGCTGCCGCTCGCGTTGCTCCTTCTTCCTGCATTCGGGGCAGGTCTGCCGCTTGCACGTCCTGTTTTGGTTGATGGTGTACGTGAACTCTCGCCCGCAAACATGGCAGACGGAATGAATCTCTGGCATGGCTTATGCCTCCCCTCCGAGCTTGCACTCTGCGAACCGCTTGCCGCCGTCGCGGGTGGCGTTGCTCTTGTTCACGCCGCGCATGAAGAATTGCCGCGCCCCTTCGTCGCAGCCGAGGCAGTCCATGAGGCCGGTGAGGGCGACAATCCCGTCGCAACATTCCTCCATGAGATGTCCCCACTTTTCCATGTCGCCCCGGTCGCGGTCGTATGCGTCGAACGCCTCGCCGACCTCGCCGATTTCCTCCACGACCTTGCACAAATAGTTCGCCGGCGACCACCCCGCGTAAAGCGGGCCGTTGCACGGGTGAGGCAAAATAGGCCGTGCCTTGCGAATCTCTGCGACTTCGTCCTCGAGATCGGCTACCCCTGCCGCGAGCGTCCGCATGATGAGGCCGAGCCCGTGCATCTTGCGGTCGATGTCTGAAATATCGTTCGTCGTCTCCGTCATTTCGCTTCTTCCTTCCTGCGTTTCGCCGCTTCTTCCTTGTGCTTTGCCTGCATCCACTCGCGCAGCTTGTTCACGTGCTCCAAGCATTTCGGGCAAAGGGTGTGTCCCTTGACTGCCGCCGCCTCGCCGCAGCAAGTGCAAATCCCTTTCGCCTTGCGTTCCTGCTTCAGCTTGAAAGCGGATTTCCGCCGCTCGAAGTCCTCTTTTTCTTCCTGCGTCATGCGTCTGCTCATGCGCTCGCCCTCCTTCAGCGATATGCCCTGCCGCTTTTCAGGTCGATGAGGACAATCCTCTCGCCGACAGAAAAGCCGAAAATCTTTGCCACGCCCTTCATGGCACAGATCGCGAACTTCACTCGTTCGAGGTCGTCCGCTTCGATGTGCCGAAGGGCTGCGCTCGCCGTGCTGTCTCGGTAGTGCTCCGTGTTGTAGCGGTCGTCGTCGCCCATTTGCGCCTCACCTCCTTTCGAGCGGAAGTTCCTGCGTCATGTGCGCCTTTGCCATGCGAACGAGCGCAGGGTCTGTCTCCGTGTCGGGGTTGAGAGGCAACGGGCGAATAAGAATCTCGACGCGGGGCCGCTGCCGGTCGATGCCGGCGATGCACGTCCCGTCGAGGCTTTTCACGAGCCGGTCGTCCGCGAGAATCCACCGCCGGTATTTCTGCCGCTTGCGTCCGCCCGTTGCGCTATCGTACACGAGCTTGTATTCGTCGCTGATGATGTCCTGCGTCGCCTGAATGAGCCCGTTGAGGTCTGGATAGTGCGCCCGCCCTTCGAGGTAGTAGTGCGCCGTGAGCTGCACCGGCCCGTCGAAATGCGGGAGATCGCCGCCGCGCTCAAACTTCATGCGGCACAATTCCGCTCGGAACATCTTTTCGTAGCGCCTGTATGCCTTGCTCGGCAGGAGCGTCGCCCGCCTCGCTACCATAACGGCCGAGTTTTTCTTCGTCGCCGGTTGCCCTTCGATGATGAACGCGAAACTTTCCTTGTCGATGATGATGCTCAAATGCTGTCCCCCGCTTCCTCTTCGATGCGCCGCAAGATGAAATCCGCGCACGGCTGCGCCATGCCGTTTCCGATAGCTTTGTAGCGGGCGGTGTCGCTGCCGCCCTCCGTCCATCCATCGGGCAGTCCCTGCAATCTCTCGCATTCGAGCGGTGTAAGCCGTCGAACCGTCCCGCCGTCCGTCGTCGCGTGCCTATCCATCGTGTTCAATGTGTACGACACTCCTTCGTGATACCCGAATCCGTTGCCTCCGTTCTTAGGCTCGCGGTCGATAATG